TCCACTTTGATCACCGCCGGCAGACGCCCGCCTTCTTCGTATGTCTGCAAGTCTGTGTTGAAACTCGCCGGGCGATATGTCGGGACGCTCCCCAAAGAGTTGCGCCAGTTCGTCATCATGATCAAGCGTTGACGAGATAACTGATGTGGGTCCGTTTTCCGCTTCGTTTTCAACGCGATCTCTAACAGATTGGAAGTCTGCCCCTTCGTCGAACCGGAGCACCAACCGAGCCCTCATGCTTGGATACAACACAGCCATCAGCAATCACCAAACACGTCAGAAAGTTGTGGGATCAAAACCATCGTGCCAGCCGGAACAATGGAACTTGTCCAGCCATTTGCGGTTGCGATTCGTGACCATTCATCAGACGTGCCGTAAGCGTCCATCGAAAGTGAACGCAAGGTTTGACCCTCGCGTATTTGAACAACTTTGCGTTCAACAGGGGCCGATCGCCTCCGAGCTTTGAGCGATTCAGCATCTGACTCCGCGCGCAACCGAAACGCGCTGCGTGCAACGTTTCGTCTTCGCAGATCACCACGGAGACGATCCCGAACATGCGAACTGACCACGACTTCGACGAGCGGAACCGCACCATCATCAAGCATTGATTCGACCTCTGCCGCAATCGCCCGAGCGCGAACAATCGTGTTTGAGATAGGGCCAGGAAGTGAAGGGTTTATGCTCGATCTCCGAATCGTGGCCACATAGCTCGACGTGACACCACGAATCGCCTCTATCTGCCCGCGCACGCGCTCGACGTAGCTTCTTGCTGCACGTGGTGGCACGTTTGCCACGTCTTCTTCGAGTGCGCTTAGGGCCGATTCTGTTGGTTGTGCGCGTGGTTGTGATTCAACAAACGCGCGATCACGTTGTGCGTCATCTCGTGAATGCCATGCGAACGTGATTGACCATTGAACATCTGCCTCTTCATCGTAACTCGGCTCGAACGATTCAATCACACCTGTTCGGACTTGTGGGCCCCATTGGACACGCAACTCTTGACCGGTGAATGCCCAGTCCTGAAAAACTTTGACCACATCTTCGACGCCATCAAGATCGAATCCGAGCGCGAAGATGAATGAACGGATGTACCGATCAGACCATCGGCCATTCATCTCAGTCTGCGGCTCCTCGGCGCCGAGAACGTGCATTGTGGCAACGCTTGAGCCTGGGTACCATGTTGACACCTGCCGCATTCTTGTTCCGAATGTAACGCCGCGGAATGGCAATGCTCGGCCACGCAGTTCAAGAGAACGGCCACCACCGCCAGCTTCTTCAATGATCATTGACATGCCGCGATGCTACACTGAAACCGCGTTGTTTACCCGCTGAGCACTGGAGCAAACCCACTTCCGACGCGTTGCGCAGCTGCCCTTTCAATGTCTTGACGCATACGAACGAGAACTCTATCAGGGTCTGCCTGTCTGAATTCCTGTTTGATGTTCATGTTTTTGACGTTGATGTTTGTTCCAGATCTGCGCCCGCCAGCAGCTTCTTCTGCTTGCCGTAACGCGGGCGGCCCGATCAACTGCATGTTTGGTCGCTCTATGCCTTCCGGCACGCCGAAAACTGAATCTTGTGCTTCAGCGCTTGCGTTTGCGATCTCTTTGACTGGATCGTCAACACCAACAGCCAGATCGTAAAGCATCTTTGCAAAATCAGTTACCCACTCAATCGCTGTTGCAATTGCGTCAATCAACAACCCAAGCCCGCCTGCTAATCCAGTGACAACAAGAACGATCGTGGCGAAGATTGCACCGCCTAGAAGATCCAGAAGTGGCTCAACAGAATGGTAAAGCTTTTCGAGTGCCTCGCCGAGATACCCGAAAACTGGCATCACAATACGCTCCAAAACGTCGCCAACAAACGACAAGTGATTTGTCAAAAATGTGAAGAGACCACCAACTGAAAGCAACCCGGCAACCACCAGACCAATCGGACCAGCGACAGCCGCAAAACTCGCCGCCAAACCGCTTGTGGCGTTCGTCAACCCAAGCGCAGCTGATGCTGATGCGCCCATGGCCGAGCCAATGCCACCTAGGCCGCCCGCAGTTTGCGCCACGCTGCCCGCAGCGGCTGCCCCACGCCCAAAACCCGCCATCCTACCAGCTGCGCCAACGGCGCCCGCTACACGCGAACCAGCGCCAACCACACCAAGGCCCATAACAGCAGCGGATTTGGCAACAGACATCAGCGCGGCAGCCTTGGCAAACTTGATCACGGTTGGCGTGATTGACTGAATGTAACTCGCGACACTTCGGATCTTTGTGATGATCGAATCCCAGTTTGAAACGAGATACTCGACACGATCAAACGCCCAATCCAAGGCGTGGCCAAACGATTGTGCGGCTGCTTCTCCAGCGCTCGTCAGACCAGAGAACATGCTTGTGCGTCTACCAATGATCAACGTGTTGATTCGTTGAAGAAATGAGTTCAGTTGGGCGATCATTGGACCACCAAAACTCAGTTTCAACTCGTCCATCAATCCGCGAAATGTGCTTGTGACACCCGCCCATGATCGACCAGCGGCATCAGCAGACGAATCAAACGACGATAATGCGGATTGCAGACGCTCAACGCGTTCGCCGGCTGTTAGCGCGTTGTTCCATTCTTCTGTTGATTCTGTGATCGCGCCAGTCGAACGCAACAGGCTGAAGAGTTTGACGTCTGTTCCCGCAACGCCACGCGCCATCATTTGAATATCACGGGCTGCTTGATTGAAGTCGACACCAAGTGCGCTCGCCGCATGGACCGCAGATGCTGTAATCGATTCGATGTCAGCAATGCTTGTTCCCGCGTTGCGAATCGGTCCGGCAATCTGTTGAAAGATGTTCATCATATCAGCAGCTGTTGCAGTGGACGTGATCGACGCATCACGTAGGCGCTCAAAGATGCCCGTTGCTTGCTCCATGCCAGCGGCAAAGCTGATCCCGTCCACCTGAGACATCACAGCAGAAAGACCGATTTTCATTCGCTCAAGTTCCGCACTGTACGCGATTGTTGAGCCGATCAAACTGCGGGTCCCGGAAGCGATGGCGTGGATTCCAGCAACGCCAGCGGCCATTCCAATCAGGCTACGTGTCAACCCACTGGTCAAAGACGATGTGCCTCTAAGCCGGTTCTGAAGGCGCTCAACAGCGGTTGTGATGCGGTTTGCGCCAGCGGTTGCGCCAGCGGTTTTCAGTTGGAGTTTGGCGAAGATGTTGTAGTTCATGATGGGTTTTCTGCCTTCAAAATCTCATTGAGTTCTAGATTGAAACTACGCAGAAAACTCATCGGTTGTCGAACTAACCACCCAACATCTTGATTGCCGTACCTGGCAGCGTACGCGAGAGATCGTATGCGCGCGCGCTCGAACCTATCTACGGTCCCGAGTCGCGCATAGGCGAGCAAGTAGTTCCACCACGGCCAAGAACTGCCGTTCAGTCTTTTCCCTCATTGCTCACAATGTGGTTCGTGTATGCCTCGATGACTCGCGATCGACCGCGCGAACCGATTGCCTCCCAGAAGAATGTCCGACTCTCGCCGATGATGTCCCCATCGACTTTCATGACAGACGCACGCGCCATTTCATACCCATAGCGGATAGCGTCACCAGACGCATTCTTCGCCGCGTCCATCTCTTGACGGACACTCAACTCTTGAAGCGTAACAGTGAAGTTGCGTGGGAACACGCCCGGCCTACATCGATCTACGTCCATCTCAAACGTGTGCTCACGTCGTGGAAGATCGATGTTTCCATCGGTTTTGAGTTTGTCTGATACTTCTTTGAGAAATGACATGTGCTTCCTTTGATTGTGCGAACTAAATGGCGCGAAAGGAATCCTACATCATGAACTTTGAATGAGTGCGAACTAAATGGCGTGAAAGACCAACCCAACTACTCGAAGTTTTCGAGTAGTTGGCACAAAGAGAAACGGCCACCCAATCGGATGGCCGTAACAATCAATCGCAATTGATTATCCGCGAATGACCTCGTAGTCGTCTGACGCAAAACTCAAAGAGAGTTTCACATACTCATCTCGGCCCCCAAATGTGAGCGGGATCGACTCGAACTTGACATCGGAAAGCTGGATCCTTGGGCTTTCACCGTCCGGTGTTGTGATCGTAAATATCACGGTAAAAACCTCGTCCTGAGCAGCACCACGCCGCCGAGCGCGTGCGTTCACCCGTTCCACAAAATCAAACACCTGACCGCTCTCGATCTGAATTTCCATTTTTCCGGTTGTTCCCCGAAAGATGTCGTCATGACGATCAGTCGTCTCGCCGAGGAAACCCTCGGTCAAGATGTCCTGTTTGAACTCAATGCTCGCGCTCGAAACCGAACCGATTGATTCCTCCGTCCCTTTCGTGCGGCTTGTGACCACCACGCTGACTTCCTGTCCTTTTACTCTTTGTGCCATTTCGCTATCTCCTAGAAGGCGGTTACGGTGATTGTGCTCTCGCCGATCTCGGTTTGAATCACGATTGCATCAAGGCTCGAAAGTGTTCGGACCTTGCACAGAATGACATAGATGCCCTTTGCTTCGCGCTCTGGCGTGTTGCCACTGACCTCATCCAACAGATAGCTCACAATGCGCTGATTTGCCGGGTTGTCTACGCTTGCGAGTGGCTTCAGGAAGCCATCGAATGCCGCGCGCACACTCGAACGCCGGGCGATTGTGTTGGCTTTCTTGCTGTATGGTCCGGCAAGTTTTGCGAGTGTGTCTTGGATGAAATCAGCCATTGCTCGCCGTGCGATATTCTTCCGACTTGGATCTGAAGATGTGTTGATCCCGCTTTGATAGAGCGGGCCATCATCAGGATCGACACGTGGCGCAGCGATTCCCTCACGCTTGAGTTTCTTGTACATCCCAATGGCCATTTTTTCGGGCGATGAAACCTTGAAGAATGGCTTGATGTAGTCAGTTGCTTGACCAGGGTTGTCTTCTGGGTTCAAACGGCAACACAGGCTCGCGAGCGGGCCGTCTGCGCGCACTTCAATGACTCCATCATCAGTGAACCCAACACCGCCAGCGCTCCCAAGAAACGCGATTTCTGGGATGCGTGTAAGCCAGAAAGGCCATGTGTAGATGAAGCGGTCAGACCGAAGAGTGTTTTTCTCCGTGATTGCTTGAGCAGACGTGAAACCGAGTTCGGCGCCGTAGATGAACTTTCGACCCGAAAGCCCTTCATTGCTCGCATCAATTGCGTTCTGCCGGCCCGCAGCTGCCACCACGTCGCCACCACGTGCAGAGATCGCATAGTTGACGTCACGGCTTGCGTTCGAAAGATCAATCGTTGAATCAAACGCTGTTCTGTATGCCTCATCAAGAACCGCAGATGTTAGCGCAGCTGAAATCGCAGATGGGTTTGAGATGCTCATGTCTGCCCATGTGGGTTGATCAACAAGCGTTGTCACCGCGCCAGCTGCGGCACCAGTTGAGGTTTCGTCATCAACAGCCGGCCGAACTCGGACCTCAAACGGTCCGGTTTGTGGGTTTGATGTTGTTCCAGGTTTCACGGTCAGAGTTTGCATGGTGACAAACTCATCCGTGCCAGCACGAACACGGGTTCCAGCTGGAATCAACCCGCCCGAATGAATGCCGCTTGTTTGCACGTCTGTTGTCAGTCCAAGCAGCACGCTGAGCGCCGTTGACGTAACCTGGATCGTTCCACCTGTTCCGGGAGTGTTTGAGCAGATCACAAGGAACCCGTCATCGTCGACACGCGATGTAACGCCGTTTGAAACAAGACCAGCCGAGCCGTTGATGATGTTTGCAAGCTCCGTGTTTGTGACGCTGGACAACTTCGCAACAGTTCCTGTTCCTGCCGTTGTCCCGGCAGTGTGTCCAATGGCCGCAAGCGCGCCAGCGGTGACATCTGCGATTGTAACCTCGCTGGATGTGCCTTTGACAATGCCAGAAAGATCAACTTCGCCGGCATTCACAACGGCTGCCGTATAACCAAGAATCGCGTTGATTCGTGCGGCAACTTGCGCTGGCGTCGAATCAGCGGCCCGGAAATCAACAGGAACAACCGGCCCGCCGTCGATCTGAATCGTGATTCTTTCACCTCCAACAAACCCAGAAGTTAGAGCGAATCCCGCGCCCGCTCGTGTGGCAACAGCTGCTGCTATGGCCGTCGAACTTGCTGGGCCACCCTGGTCGGTCGTGATGGTCAAAAGGTCGCCAACAGTGAGCGCGCGCGGGCCTCTGCTATCGCTCTTGACGCAAGCACGTGTCTGAAAAACAACCGATCCAGTGCTGCTATCTACACGTGCAAGAACCAATCGCTGAGCCTTGACGTTGTAGCTTTTGATGAATGCCGATCCATTCCAGTGCTCGCCGCTTCGACGTCGTGCGCATGGATTCTGATATTTCTCTTCACCATACTGGAACCCAAAACCGCCGAACTTCTGCCGATAGTCTTCTTGGCTCGTGATTTCAAGAACCCCAAGATCACCTGCGAAATAGTCACTGTCGAGATTGTCCCCAGCAAAGGGCCCGTCCTCCATCTCGCCAACGATCAAAAGTGTACCGGAACCCACGCCAACAGCTGCGGTTGGTGGGGCAAGGTCAATCACATTGATCGCCTCGATCTCAAGCAATTGCTCAAGCGTTGGATTGGTTGTGTATCTGCGAGCGTATGCCATCAGTTTTCTTCTTTCGTGTCCACGTTTGGCCCAATGAGAACAAGGGCCGGATTTACGCGCAACGCTGTCACGCAGCGCAACTCTGCCACATCAATGGACGTCAAAACCACCATTCGAGCTCTGAACTCGTTTTCGAACATTGATTGCGGCGTTTCAATGCGCTCAATGCCACGCATTGCAGCGCGTACCGGGAGCCCATAATAGTCGTCTGTTCCGGTCAACATAACCCGGTGTGCCATCTCACCAGAAGCGAAGGCGCCGTGCATTCTTGACATGATGGCCGACTGATCAACGAAACTGTCCGTCCAGAAGTCGACCTGGAACGATTGCGTCATCTCCCCGATTTTCCAGAGCGCAGACTTCCCATTCCATGTGTTCGGAATGATGCGGGGAACAAGTGACTCAGAGTCATCAACCGGCCGACCCTCTGCGACGATAGAAGCAGATGGGTATGCGATCTGAGTGTCCGGTGTTGGCCACCTATCCAAAACGCGTACAAGGCGAAATGAGCGCCCGCATGAATCAAAAGATAGGTTTCCAAGGTAGGCCGCCAAAACCTCGCGCATGGCTTGATCTGGGCCCACGACGGGCAACTCCACGCGATAACCAACCTCATTGATTGGCAATATGACCTCGCCCTTCACTTGCCGAACTCCGTGATGATCTCCGATTCGATCTCATGATCAATGATTGAATCGAGACGAATCATTGATGCTTTGAAGTAATGCCTTGGCTCAATCCCACGTTTCGAGATCTTCTTTGCAACCGCATACGCGATTGAATCGACCTCATCTGGATCTGATGCAAACCCCTTTACGCGCACCCAGTCACGAAGTGGTTGCAGTGGCGGGAAGTGTGGCCGTGCACCCTCTTCAATGATTGCAGCGTGCGGCGCATCCATCCCAACAATCGCGCCATCATGAAGAAGATCCACCTTTGTTGAGCGCGCGAGTTCGCCTGTTGCAATCGCTGGATGTGGCATTGTTTGGTGGAGTTCTTCACGTATGACTTCTGGCATTCGCAACGCAGCGGATTGAAGACCCTTCACAATGGCTGATTCCATCTTCGGTCCAAGTGCGCGCATATCAGCAGAAAACTGTTTCAGTGTGACGTTCTTTGTTGTCATCGTCTTGTCCGAATAGCTGCCGCACGTTTGAGTGGGATGATCCATTCAAACCGCCCGGCGTCCAGATACGGCGGCCCATTGACGAGAAACGTACGACGTACACACGAGTTGTCTTGGCGCGCTTCAATGATCACAGATGCAGTCGGATCTTGCGTTTGATTGCAGGAACAGAGATTTGTGATTTGCGCTTCTGTCATTGTTGCCGACACTTTCCGCAAGACAACATCGCCAGAATCAACCGAACCAGCGGCACCATATCGCTTTCTAAGCGATCGGAAGTCGAGCATTGGTGTTGGCAGCCATTCGGTCTCTTTGCAGCAACTGTCGCCACGTCCACGCTGCCCACTAGGCCACCATTCATACACTGAGAATATGCGATATGGCCGAAGCCCAAGGTCCGACTCGAGTTGACGCGCATCATCCACAAGGCTTGCAAGATCGCAAATCTTCACGAGACAACTCGACTGTTGATGCCGCCACCAAACCCATATGCGCCTTGTATTGAATGACGATTGATTTCAACACCAAGGCCATCCGCGATCCGGATGGTCCAGTACTCGAGTCGTCGAAGAAGATCGTCAAGCTCATGCCGATTCATTTTGATGTCGCCAACACTCGCCGTTCTTACCCGGCTGTTGGAGTCTTCAATTTGACATTCGACATCGAGCGCGCGTTTCAGATCTCGACGAATGCGCGCGCGGCTTTCTGGAGAGATCTTGATCACAGCATCGAGCACAAGCCAAAACGGTTGACTAGCGCTTGGCACTCCAAGCTGGATTGACTGCGCGAGTCTGCGCCAGTTCGCATACCCAAGGAAACGAAAGATCCCGTCTTTTTCCTCATCGTTGAATGGCTCTGTCGAAAACTTCATTTCTACACCTACGAAAAAAGCGGACCCACAAGGCCCGCTCATATCGTACGCTCATTGACGGTCTGCGCGCTACTGATTGACCATTTCAAGCACAACACCCATTGAACGCAGATTGTCGAGATCGTGTGTGAGTCGGTTCACAACCGCGCCAGCACGCATGTTGACCGAGAATCCGCCAATCATGACGGATTTGTCGCTGACAACACGCCATGAAACCACTTCTTCGATCTTCGATGTGTCGCCAGAGTCGATGTTTCCTTGAAACTCTGCGCTTGATTTGGTGATTGTGTAGGCTTGGTTTCGTCGATCATCAACAGTTGTCACCTTAGGGATCTTTTTGAGTTTTGACTTCTTTGGTCGCTTCGCTGGCTTCACCGGTTCAACGATTGATTCTCCTGGCTTTGGCGGAAGTCTGCCGCTCTTCTTCGCCGGTTGTTGTGCAGACTTCGAAAACTCTGCTTTCGCCTTCTCAAGTGATTCGCCTGCCTCACGCGACTTTACAGCCTTTGATCCTTTTGTCATTTCTTGGGTCCTTTCATGGCGCGTATGGTGCGCGCCCGCACCATAACAAAAAACCCCACATCATTCTTTGATGCAGGGTTCTTTGACGTTTGATTTTGTCAGAAAATCAGTTGTGTTCGACGATCACGGCTCGTTTGAAGAGGCTTGGCTTCCCGGTTACGCCATCCGTCGGACAAGGGAAATCCCCGCTCCACGACCACGACTGAGCAACAGTCTTTTGAAGTCGATCTTGTGGGGCACGTAGGACATACCGCACACGATCAGTGACAACCTCTGCGCCAGCATTCGTGATTGAGAACTGGCCGATCTTGCCATTGACACCCGCTTCGCTGACGTACGCTTCGCTTTCTGGGATGTACTTCTCATAGACAGCACCGGCGCCAAGAACAAGTGTTCTACGAATCTGGAAGCCGCCTTGGTTCTGGATCTCAGCGCCGATCTCTGGTGCAGCCATTGCCGCGCCACCACCACCGCCAGAGTTGAGCAGTGTTCCAACATTGTTTGGTGTTGGCATTTCGTTGTTTCGGAAGAATCGACACCCAATCAATTGCCCAATGATGAACTCGCGGTAGCGATGATCATCTGGAAGCGACTGGTTCAAACGCTGGAAAGCCGGATCAGCAAACAACTGAGCCTCACCCTGTGGTGTCAAATGCACATGGTAGAATCCATCCGCAAACGCAGGAACATTGTCTGTTCGGAGTTGCGCAACAGCGTTGATCAGAAGCTGAAGCGTCAAGTTCTGCGCACCACTCAAAGAGTCAACGGTGAAGCCACCACCGGAACGGATGATCGTTGGCCGGAAGTCGCTGCGCACACCCTCACGAAGCGCCACACCAACGGTTAGAGCCGATGCAAGCGTCAAGATGCCAGGGCCATAGGGCTCGTTCACGTCAAGCGGTTGTGCGCCAACAACCTGGTTTGCTGGCTCACCACCAGTGAACGTGATCGGGATTGGATTGATTGCACTGACTGGCGCGATCTGTCCATCTGCCTGAACCTCAGTGAAACCATTGATCGACGCAACAGCGATTTGTGTTGCTGCAATGCCCATCGCTTGAATGGCGACTGTATCACCGCCAAGGTATGCGCGACAAAGACGATCGCGCACAAGGCGGTTCAGCGTTTGACCGGCGTTCATTCCGAGTTTCTTGGTGTCTTCAAGGAATTTGGACGCGATCGAAACATAGTTGCTCGGGAGATGCGTGTCCAACGTGTGGCCATACGGGTTCGCCGTGGCTTTCCATTGTTCAACTGGGTACGACCCAGGGTTTGGATCGCTTCCTGGGTCCAATGGCTTGGTTGAAACGCCCATCAGCCCAGTGCGGGTGACCAGCATCACCTGGCTGGAAATAATGTTGAAGGCGGCCACCGCGACGATGAAGCTGAGCAGCAGCGTCATCATGTTCTTTTCCATTTTAAAGATTGCTCCTTATTCAACCCTCCCCATCAGATCAGTAATTCAGTTGTAATAATGGAAATCTGCACTTACTAATCTGATTAAGTTTTACTTTAGTTTTACTAAACTTTT